CTTGTCAAAGTAGATAGGTTTTACCCGTCAAGCCAGACGTGTAACTCTTGCGGATTCAAGAACTCTGACACAAAGAACCTTGCTGTCAGGGAATGGGATTGCCCGAAATGCGGTGCACATCACGATAGAGACGTAAACGCTGCAAGGAATATTTTAGATGAAGGGTTAAGAATATTAAGTGTCGCTTAACGAAAACGAGTACCGTGGGGCGCACGGGAATTTACGCTTGGGGAGAGTATGTAAGACCAAACAGGGGCAACGCTCGCTGAACCAAGAATCCCCCGGCTTTAGCCGTGGGGAGTGTCAAAGGTGGTGAAAAATGTAAATGGCAAGGAAAAGTAGCACTGCTCCAAAAGCCCGTGTGTCAAGGCCGAAAACCATAGCGGAGCCTAAAAAAAGGCCAAACCTAATGTGCTTGCGCTGTGGGGTCGTCTATCAGAAGCGTGAAACGAACTTCTCAAAATCTCGTAGTACATTTTATGAAGCAAACAGCGGGTATCTGCACGTTTGCAACAAGTGCCTTGACGAATTGCTTGAGCACTATAAAGCGGTTTTTGATAATGACATTGAACAGTGCATCTATACGTTATGTTTGAACTTCAATATTTATTTCTCAAAAGAGATTTACGAGTCGGCAACAAAGTCTACCTATTTTGACGAAAGGCCATTCAGTGCGTATTTGGCAAGAACTGGCTTGGTTCAATATAAAAAGTGGACTGACTTCACGGACACCCTTGATCAAGAGGCTGTGATTGGAGGCATTATCAATGCCCCCACGCAAGAGGTTGTAGAGGCGTCCGTTCTCCAGAATGAAAAGCCCTCGCAGGAAATTCTTGACCGTTGGGGCGTTGGCTACTCAAACGATGAGTACGCTTTCATGCAGACGCTCTACAAGTCGCTGATGAAACAAAAGCGCAACCCCACCCCCCTACAGGAGAGCGTGATTATTGACGCCTGTAAGTACAAGTGTCAACACAACAGGTTTCTGCAGGACGGCGACAGCAAGGCTTCTGATATCAAAACGTTGTCTGCCTTGTATCAGGATGCCCTGAAGGTGATTGGCCTTGATGTGTCGCCTAAGAATGACGGCGTTGATGAGGGCACCTTTGGGGCTTGGGTTCGTGAGATTGAGCGGTTCTGTCCTGCTGAAAACTATAAGGATAAGAAGAAGTACAGGGACATGGACGGTCTTGGTGAGTATGTGGAACGCTTCATGTTCCGCCCGTTACGAAATTGGTTGACTGGCTCAAACGAAAAAGACCCTGAGTTTAACATCGGGGGCGAAGAAGATGTTTGATGCGACACAAAAAAAGGTTAGCCAGCACTTCGCCAAAGACCATTGGTTGAATGACCAAGATAACGCAGAGCGTTTCATGGATTATGTCACCTACTATCGCAGGAACATGACGCAGTTCATCCGGGACTATTTGGGAATCAACCTATATTGGTATCAAATGATTCTGATTTTCTTGATGAATGTGCATCCTACGATTGCGATTGTGGCAGCCCGTGCCGCTGCGAAGTCTTGGATTGTAGCGGTGTACGCCTGTGCGAAGGCCATTCTATACCCCAAGACCAAGGTTGTCATCATGAGCGCCACAAAGGGCATGTCGTCCTTGATTATCGAGGAAAAGATAAAGAAGGAACTCATACCGAAAAGCAAACGGCTCGACCTTGAGATTGTTGATATCGTCAATAGCCAGAACAAAACAGAGGTCAAGTTCAGGAACGACTCAAGCATTGTCGTTGTGCCTGCCCTTGAAAGTGGATTGGGCAACAGGTCGTCCCTGCTGATTTTGGAAGAGTTCAGGCGCATCCCGAAGGACATTGTGGATAGGGTTGCGATTCCTTTCCAGATTGTTCGCCCTGCTGAGTTCAGGACGCTTCCTCAATACGAAAAGATTGAGGAATTGGACGAAGAGCCAACAACCGTTTATATCAGCAGCTCTGGTGCGAGCACAGAATGGATTTATCCGCTGTGTACTGGCCTAGTGGATGACTACTACCGTGACAAGTCCGGGTGCTTTGCGGCCCTTGACCTTGCTATTGTAATGAAGCATAGGATCAAGTCGAAGCAACAGTTGGAGCGTGACAAACGGAACGCAGACCCCATCACATGGTTTATCGAGTACGAGAACGGGCTATTACGCGAGAACACCAGGAACTTCTTTTCTTACAAGTCCTTGGTGGGCTGTCAGGTTCAGAAGAAGTGTATCTATCCGAGGTCGCCTTTTGACAGGTCGAAGAGGCCAAATCCCCATGATTTGCCTAAGCACGCTGACGAAATTCGTATTCTATCATGCGACTTTGCCTTTGTTGACAAGTCCACCAACGACAATTCTGCGACCACGCTGTTGAGGTTATTCCCGCAGAAGTTGGGCATGAAGATTGACGGGGATGGTAACTATACCAGTTCCGGCTACAGGATAGCCGTTCCATACATGGAGGCTGACCCGGGAAGCCACATTGACAATCAGGCGTTGCGCATCAAGCGCCTTTTTTATGACCTGAATTGCGACTATGTGGTGATTGACGCCCGGAATGGTGGCATCCTGGTTTACGACCGCCTGGCCCAAATCCTGTACGACAGCGAGCGTGACTGTGAGTATCCCCCGTGGGTGTGTTTCAACGATGACAACACAGCAAGGCGCATTGTCACGCCGGGTGCGATGCCTGTGGCCTTTGTGGTGACGGCATCTGCCAAACTGAACAGCGATATCGCCATGCTGATGCGGGATTGCATTTCAAGCAACAGGCTTGAACTGCTGGTTGACCATGCTACTGCAATGGAAGAAGTTATCCCGAACATCAAGGAATACCAGAATGCGGTGGACGCAGAGACGCTGGTGTTCTATGAACGTCCGTATATTGAGACACAGGCACTCATTTCAGAGATGATAAGCCTTGAATACACGAAGTCGCCCACGACAGGAGACATCCGGGTGTTTGAGACTGGGGGCAACAAAAAAGATAGATACTCCAGTCTTTCGTATGGCGTGTATTTGGCATCCCTTCTTGAGCGAGACCTTGTTTCAAATACATCAGACTACGAATACACTGCATTAATCAATTAGAAGGGGGGTGTTGCCATTGAGCGAAGTTACTTATGAGGCGCAGTCCTATGTCAACAGTTTCGCCAACTATTCCATAGGCTTATTTGGTGCAGACCTGTACAGCATGTTCAGACCTGAGCAGATTAGGAACATGATGCAAGACCCGATGGGCAACAACGCAGAACTGCGCGACCTAAGTCGGACTGTCTATAACCTGAATGGCATTGTGGCGAACACCGTGGACAAGATGGTGGCACTTCCTACCTTAGATAAGGTGGTTGTGCCATACGGCAAAAGCAAAGCCAAGAAGCGTGAATACCAGAACAAGGTGCAGGCTACACTTGATTCCCTGCGGGACAGGGAGTTAGTGCGTGACTGTTTGCACAATTCGCTGGTGGACGGGATTGCTTTCTATTATGTAGATTTCAGGGAGCGTCCCATCAAAACAAGCGGAACCATGTCTGATGCAGATGTGCAAGGCATCTCAGAGATTAATGAGATGGTTCGGGCATCCGCTGTCAGTCTGCAACCTGAATACACGAAAATTATCGGGCTAAAGAACTCAAGCCCTGTGCTTGCCTTTGACCTGTCCTATTTTGATAAGGCTTCTGGCAATGAAAGCGCACAATCCAAATTGAAGAAGTTCCCGCCCGAGTTCCGCAAGGCTTATTCGACCTATTCAAGTTCTACTGGTAGGAACAAGTGGCTTGTGTTGAATAACGATCACACCATTTGTGTGAAGTTCAGGAGCAAGAAGTCAGAGCCTTGGGGCAGGCCCCTTGCATTGGCCGCCCTGCTTGATATTTATTTTGCAGACTATCACACGGACACCAAGCGCAGGGTGTTGGACGAGGTAAACAACAAGGTTGTATATCAGACCTTCCCCCCGGGCAAGGAGCAAGGTACAAGCGCACTGTCCTCAGACCAACAAAGGCAACAGCACGATGCGGTTAAGCAAGGCATCACCACCAAGAACAATCGAGGCGGGATTTCTTTTTTCTCCGTTGCATCTGGCACCAAGATTGATAGCCTGAGCGTGAACGTGGATGTGCTTGACGAAAAGAACGAAAGGAAGTTGCGGAATAACATCGCAACCTCTCTGGGGTTTGCTGAAGCCCTGTTGTCCGGCGCTGGGGACACGTCTTTTGCATCCTTGCAGGAGAACTTGAAGTTGGTGACTGCTACTGTGTTCAAGGTGGTTGACGAAATCACCTCTGAACTGAACAAGGTCATCAACGCCTGCGTGCTAAGGGACAAGAACTACCCTGTCAACGTGGTCTATCTGCCCATCACCTACGCCAACCGCAAGGAATATGTGGAGTACATGAAGGGCATCTATCTGCAGGGCAAGGGCAGCATCTCCTTGTGGTCTGCTGCCATTGGCGTGCCACCGGATGCCTTCTTCAGCATTCTTGACCGGGAACTTGAGGAAGACATTGAGAACAAGTACCCGGTTCACCAGACCAGCAGCACCTTGAGCCGCGAGGACAGGAAAACTGGTCGCCCAGAAAACGACAATCCAACAAATGAAAATACGGTCAAGAGCAAGACGAACAACGCTAACGCTTCTCCGAAGCCTAGCACTATGTAAGGCGAAAGGAGGTGAGGCGAATGCTTGGTTTTGAACTTTCTGCAAAGAAAAGAAAGAACGGTCGCCGTCCGTTCAAGGCAGTATTACATGAAGTGTTTTCCGATGACGTTGTAGAGAACAATGTCGGCAAGCAGTTCAATGACAATGGGATTTGTTGGATTGAGCAATACTGCAAGGACAACTTAGAGAGCATTAAAGGCATGTCCATTACTGCTCAATTCTTAGACGGTGACGAAACAGAATTATTGGGGCACGGGGAGCATGAAGTCGAAGACGGGCTTCCTGTGTTCAAGGACGCAACGATTATCGGCAACGCAGAGCGTGGTTATTTGGACACCGTTGAGATCAACGGTATCCCGACCCGTGTTGTGATCGCTGAGGGCACCATCGACCAGATGCGCCATAACGAGTTTGTGAAATGGCTCGAAGGCAGAATTCAGGAGGGTGCGCCGCCCAAGGGCAGTGTCGAAATCGTCAGGACTGAACAAAACGACAGAATCAAATACTTAAACGGCAAGTTTGAACAAGGTAGAGTGCCTACCGCTTTTGATTACAGCGGTTATGCCCTGCTTGGGGTACGCCCGGCAGACCAGTCGGCGGTTTTACTTGAGTTCAATAGCAATAGGGAAAGAGAGGGAAAGGAAAAGATGGATGAGTTGAAAAACCTGTTGGTCGAACTGGCTTCCAAAGTCGATAAGACCGCCGAACAGGAAAAGGTGATTGAGCAGAACGCAAGCACCGTGGCAGAGTTGAACGCCAGCGTGGAATCGCTGAAGGTTGCTCTGGCTGCTGTGGAGACGGAGCGCAACGAACTTGACGCCAAGTACAAGGAGTTGTGGGACGAGGCTGAGGGCCTGCGGGTTCTGATTGCCGCTGAGAAGGCGAAAGCTCGCATTGGTGAACTGAATGCTGCACTCGCTGACTTCACCGATGAGCAGAAGGCGGTTGCCCAGGAAGAAATCACTGCTTTTGAGGCAGACCCCATGAGCCATGAGGTCAATGCGATTGTTGACAAGATTCTTGTCGCCATCGCCAAGAAGTCCATTGAGGACGCCAAGGTTGCAGAGCAGAACGCAGCCGAGAAGAAGGACGAAGAGGATATTGACATCTTTGCGTCCGTTTACGAAACCAACGAAGACAACGAAGAAGTCAGCATCTTTTAGGAAAGCCAAAACATAGGAGGAAAAGACAATGATTAAATTCCGTGACATCGGTCTGTTCGCAACTGCGAAGAATGACCCCACCATCAAGGCGCACGCCGAAATCAAGAACGGCTACCTGTGCTCCATCGCCGCTGGCAAGACGGTTGCCCTGGCGGACGCCGCTGCTGCGAAAGTCGCAGAACTGAAACTGGCGATCCTGCACCATGACGGCGAAGAGGTCGCCCCCGCCACGATTGCCAAGGACGCTTATGTGACCGCGTTTGACGTGGCTGCTTGGGCTGGTCAACACCTGATCGTGACCGAAGACCACCTGAGCCTTGCTTCCGGCACCGCTAACTTCGCCGCCCTGTCTGTTGGCGACATCTTTGTTGCTTGCGCGGCGAATGTGACTGGCGATGCTGGCAAGTTCCTTGAAGTCGCCGCTGCCACCGGCTACAACATCTACTTTACGCTGGAAGCCAAGACGAGCCTGAACGGTGTTAACGCCGCAGACTTCCTTGTGCATGTCGCGTCTGCCGCTACCGTTGTGGCGCAATAGATTAATCAAATAGGAGGAAAGTGAAAATGGATAAATACACTATTGAGCTGAACGCTGCACGTAAAGACAGCGACTATATCCAGAACCGCGAACTGAACGCGAAGTCCCCCGTGGTCGAGATTTTCTCTGCCATGGCGGAAGGCCGCGACCTGTCCAGTTTCCGCAAGGACGTTGCTGACAGGGGTGTGAATTACATCAAGGAACTGGGTTCCCGTGCCAACAACGGAGACTATTCTGCCGTTGCTGAACTGAACATGATCCGCAAGTACGCTATTCAGCCTCTGGTTGACGAGGAACTGCGCCTGTTGCAGATTTTTGGCGACTTCGAGCAGATTGCCGCCAACGACAGCATTGAGCGCGAAGTTTACGGCACCACCGGGCAGGCTGCCCGCTTCCAGGCCCCCAATGGCGACGTGCCCTTTGCCGTGCCGACCGTCAGCAAGTATGCTGTTACGCCCCAGACCATCTCTGGCGGCTATGTGGTTGATTACCGCAAGGTTTCCCTTGGCGACATGGACAGCGAAAACCGTGGCTTGCAGCAGGTTCGCATTGACATCATGAACAAGGCGTCCAACTACGTCCTGAAGACCGTGTATGCGGCCATCAAGAACGCTACTGGCGTGAAGTATTTTGCGGAAGAGGCTGGTATCGCCGCTGCGAACTTTGACCCCGTTCTGACGAAGGTTCGCCGTCATGGTGTGCCGACCATTCTCGGTTCCTACGCCAACGTGTCCCAGCTCGACCCGTCTGTGGTCGTTTCGTCTAGCGGCACCGTGCTCATTATGTCCGAGAAGGCGCTTGAGGAAGTCCGCAGGACTGGCTACCTTGGCTATTACAAGGGCGCTATCGTCCGTGAGATTCCCTATATGCCCATCTACAGCGAATTGGACGCCGCTGGAACCGACTTCGCTTCTGCGTATCCCGAAGGCCTGGTGCTCATCACGCCCACCGGCCTGAACAGCCCCGTCAAGACTTGGGTGCGTGGCGGACTGACCTCCCTGACCGGCAACGACATCGCTACCGGACATCTGATGACCCGCTTCGACATCGAAGTGGCGGCTGACGTCGCGAAGGGGCACGAGTTCAAGATCGGCCTGTACAACAACACGACCCTCAGCCCCGCCGCTGGGTACGCGCTGTAATCTAACATCGTAGAAAAAGGATGGCAGGGGTGACCATTGTGGTTGCCCCTTGCCTTTTGGAATGTGTATGGGGAACATTTTTTACTGCTACAGCCTGCCGCTGATGCACTACCTGAAAGCAATGAATATTGATTACGAGTACGAAGGCTACAACCAGAACTCAAAGTACCCTTATTTCGCTTTCAAAAAGAGCGAGCGGCTTGGGCAAGCACTATCAAAATGGGACAATTTCAAGAAGTCAATATTAACGGAGGACAATTTAGATGGCTGATAAAGTTACTGTCGTGAACCTCACCCCTTGGCCCCAAGGATTCAGGCGAATCAATAATCCGGGGCATGTATCCATCCCCGCATATGGGCGTCTGAACATTGAGACGGAAGAAGTCGTAAGCCAGTGCTACGCAAAGAACAACCAGTTTGTCGGGATTGACGAGCGCGGGTCTCATGCGAGGCTCTATATCGAAGACGAAAATATCCGTAGGGAGTTTGAGTTTGAAACTGAAACGACCAAGCAAAAAGTCCTGACGGATGAAAAGATGGCAAAACTGTTTGAGTACAAGCGCATGGGCGACTTTGAAAAGAACATGAAGGGCATGGTAAAGACCCTCCCTGAAGGGCACGTATTGGTTGAGTACATCAAGAAGCATAAAATCAACGACTACGATAAAATCAAGGCGGTTCACAAGTACACAGGAATCCCGGTGGATTAAAGGGGGTGAGCCAATGGCAAACACAAGCGCAACGGACGTAATCACAAGTTTCCAGTCCACGATCCGTGACAGGGAAACGATTGCGGCTGAATTGCAGTATCAGTGGTTCTTGGACGCCCTTGGCGAGTTCCAACTTAACATATCTGACTTGTATTATGACAAGGACACACAGATATTTTCAGGCGAACTCCCCCTGTACGTTATCAACACCCTGGCCTATCTGATGAAAGTCAGGTACTTGGAACGCGAAGTTAGCAGAGTTAATAAGTTGAATAACATCATCACAAAAGACCTGGCGCTAAACGGAATGGGCGATGCCAAACGAGCCACGGCGACAGAATACGAAGCTGAACTTGCCAGAACCAAGGAACTGATTCACAAGCAAAAAATACACTGGTTCTCGTGAGGTGGGCGTATGGCAGATTCTTGGTATGCGCTGACATCATCCAACATCAGTGGCTTTGAAGAAGGAAACTTCAACGGCGACAAGGGCGGGTTCGTTGAACTTATCAACTCATTTATGGGCAAATCGGTACAGATTTATGGCGATAGGATTACCAACACGCCAACGACCATCCGTGCCATTGTCCAGAACAGAACGGCAGATACGCCACCTAACGCCGACCAAAGGCAGATCCTGACTGAAATCGGGACATTGCAATGCGGTCAGTACATCAAGTTTGACAACAGGTGGTGGCTCGTCGTCAGCCTTGTTGACAATAACTTGGTATACGAAAAGGCGGTCATCTGGTACTGCAACTATACGGTCAACTTCAAGTCGCCCAAGACAAGCACAACCGTATCCTATCCTGTCGTGACGAATAACGCCACGCAGTACAACAGCGGCGTGGAATCCAACAAGACCATGACAGTAGGCTCTGCGCAACGGCTTCTCTTTTTGCCGTATAACAGCGAAACGATTGAAGTTGACCACGACTTTAGGTTGTTGGTTGACCGCAGGATTGCAAAGCCGACAGCGTACATCGTGACCCAGGTTGACACTGAACAGTTCAACTATGACGGTTACGGTGTTTTGCGTTGGACTTTAGAGGAAGACACTCTGCGTGACACGGACGACATCGCAAACATGGTCGCAGACAACACGCCCACGACAGACAGTGGCGACGATGATCCTGGCGGGGGGTGGTTATAAGTGGCGCACTTGTCAGAATTTACTGAGTACAAAAAGTTGGTCGCCAAGTTGATTGTGAACGACGCTGAGTGCGTTGAGCTCATCACCGGCAAGAAAAACACTCCGCTACCAGCGGCATCCCTTATTAACGACCAAGTGTTTCTCTACGATTATGTGGACGAAACGACTACCGAAGCCAAGGTGTTTGTGTGCGTTGAGGTGGATGACGGACTTGTAAGAGGCCCTCACGTCCAAGAGATTGACCTGTTTGTGTATGTGGCTGTGCCCACCAGCATGATGAACATGTCTGGCGAAATTCGCCGGGATGCTCTGGCACAACGCATTGACAGGTTGTTGAATGGCAACCTTGACTTCGGCTTTGGCAAACTGGAGCGCAGACCGGGTGGCAGGTTTGTGTTTCACAACTCCTTCAGGGGCAGAATTCTGCATTATCGTGTACAGGATTGGAACAGGTTTTGTAGCACGCTTCCCGGCACCACCTCCCAGAAGTAGGGTGGTGAACGAATTTGAAGGAACTTGACCTGCTCCGCCTATACTTTGGCGATGATCATATTATTAACGACAGGATTGTGATACGCCAGCCGACCATTGGCGAGATTGTAGAGTATGGTGAGCAAGAGTATTTCTCTATGGTTCACATGATTACTTCAATCTCGTCTGACTTTAAGCCTGAACTGGCCGACATGGGCCTGGACTACGAGAAAATCAGTGACCTTGAGATGTTTTACATCGCAACACGGAGCATTGGCGTTAATCAAACACGCATTCTGTTTGGGGAGTTAGACTTCTCAAAACTCAAGATGTATGAGCAACCCAATGGCGATTTGCTGTTGTATGACGAGGAAAGTGAACTCAAGATTGATTTCTATGTCCACGCTAAGATGATGCAGTATGTGACACGCTTGCATGGCATCACGAAAACACCCGAGTTTGCGGCAAACCAAGGAACTAAGGACTTCATGATTGAGGATGACAGGTTGCGCAAAGCACGTAACGCCAAAAAGCCCTACGAGTCCATGATGCTCCCTCTGATTTCTGCGATGGTAAACAGTCCCGGTTTTAAGTACAACCTGAATCAAGTGCGCAACATGAAAATGTTTGAGTTCTTCGATTCTGTGAAACGCATCGGCGTAATCCAATCGTCCCAAGCCTTGTTGCAAGGCGGGTATTCTGGCATGGCTGATTTGTCG